CTAGGCACGACAGCGCCGGAGATGATGTTGTTTCCATAAAGAAGAGAACCAGCAACTGGTTCACGAATGCCATCAATGTCCACCGGAGGTGCAGCAATGAAGGCGATGATGAAGCAAGTAGTGGCAGTAAGTAGACACGGAATCATCAGTGTCCCAAACCACCCAACATAAAGACGGTTATTCGTAGAGGTTACCCAAGAGCAAAACTCCTCCCAGGCACTATCTCTACGTTGTGTAAGAATTGTTTGAGCCATTTAAATAAATTGAAGTAACCTCCCACCCGCCTCAAATAGTTACGCTTTTTTTGCAGTCCTTTTAGACTGTTTAAAATTTTTAGCAGTAGGTGCGCCTTTAGATCCAGGCTTCCTCATTTTCTCTCCACTACCAGCAGCGATACGTGCCCGCTTACGGTGGATGTTTTCATACAAACCGCGCTTAGCCATCAGTACTTTTTCCCTGCTGGTTTCTTAGTGGACTTCTTTTTCTTTGCTGTAGCAGCAGCCTTCATACCTGCTTTGGTATAAGGATACTTCTTACCGTTGACCATTGGCATTAGAAAACTCCGGGGATAATTTGTCCAGTCATTGCATATGCACCAAGTGCAGCAACGATGCCAAGCATTGCCAGGCGACCGTTCAGCATCTCAGCTTTTTCGTTGTGTGTCACAGTTACTTCTTCGGTATACATACGTGGTTCAGTTGGCCAAATTTGAGTGTCGTTCATCAGAAGCTGTACTTCAGTCCGAGCTTGGTTCCATAGTTATTGTTGTCATCTCCAGTGATAAAGGAGACTTCACCGTAGGCACCGAGCTTG